GTCGAGAACATGGGGCCGCCGGACTGGACGCTGCCGGCCGGCGCCTTCAGCTACCAGGACCAGACGCCGATGCAGGTCATCGTCAAGCTGGCCGAGGTCGCCGGCGGCATCGTGCGGCCGGGTCTGATGGACGACTCGATGACGATCCTGCCGCGGTATCGTGAGGCGACCTGGTACTGGGACACCGCGATTCCCGACCGGATCATCCCGGCCGCCATCGTCGCGGAGTGGGGCAGCGAGTGGAGTCCCCAGCCGGCATGGAATTTCGTCTACGTCAGCGGGACCAGCTACGGCGTCAGCGTGCAGGTGCGGCGCGCCGGTACCGCCGGCGAGGAGTCGGCGCCCGATGTCATGGAGGACTGGATGACCGGCACCGAGGTGGCGCGCTCGCGCGGGATCTGCGAGCTGTCGAAGGGCGGTAACCAGGCGATCGAGACGCGGCGCATCCCGCTATTCCAGAAGGACGACGGGGTACCGGGCCTGGTGCAGCCGGGAATGCTGGTCGAGGTGAGGGACGAACAGGCGACGTGGCGCGGTCTCTGCCTGGCTACCGATATCTCGGCCGAGGGGGTAGGGGCTAGCCGCGTGTGGCAGACCCTGCGCATCGAGCGCCACTATCCGGGAGGTTCCTGATGGCGACGGTCAACCCCTGGCGTCGGTTCATCGGGCTCTTACCGGGCGGCGCGCGCTCTGTGGGTGAGGTGATCGACGTCGACGAGGGCGCCGGCACCTGCCGCGTCCGTCTGCGAAACAACGTCGTGATCGCGGCTCGGGGCACGGCGGTGCCGGCCGGGCAGATGGCGTTCATCAGCGATGGCCTGGTGACCGGCCCGGCGCCGCAGCTCCCCCAGTTCGATATCGAGGTTTGACTGAGCCGAGCCGACCAGCATGCCGTCCAGGCACTGCAGGCGGTCGGACCCGCGTTTCAAGGTGAGCGGATCGCGTGCGGAGATCCACCAGCCATCACGCAAGAGCTGATCAACATGGGCGCGCAGCCCGGGCAACATCCGTTTATTCATCGTGGTTCGCCTCCTACCTGGCAAACGAACGATAGCAAACCGGAGCCCCTTCACGCCTACCGATAGCAGAGCATTAACGTTACTGGAGAGCACCGATGCTGATTACCGAGCAGCAGTTGCTGCAGATATTTCCGAACGCCGGCCATCGCGCCGGCTTTTTTGTGCCCGCACTGAACGTAGCCATGGAGCGCTTCGACATTACCTCGCCGGTGCGGCTCGCGGTGTTCCTCGCTCAGGTCGGCCACGAAAGCAGCCAGTTGACCCGGCTGGTGGAGAACCTCAATTACAGCGCGCGCGGCTTGGCGGCGACCTGGCCGAGCCGGTACAGCGGCGCCGACGGCAAGCCGAACGCTCTGGCTCTGAACCTGGCGTGGCATCCGCAGGCTATCGCGAACAACGCCTATGCCTCGCGCAACGGCAATGGCGACGAGGTGTCCGGTGATGGCTGGCGATTCCGCGGGCGCGGCCTGCTGCAGATCACCGGCCGGTCGAACTATCGCGCCGCGGGCGTCGGCTTAGGCCAGCCGCTGGAGCAAGAACCCGAACTGCTCGAGCAGCCGGAGTTCGCTGCGCTGTCAGCGGCCTGGTGGTGGGCGGCGCACGGTCTCAACGACCTGGCCGACCGGGGCGAGTTCGTCGCCATCACCCGCCGTATCAACGGCGGGCTCAACGGCCAGGCGGAGCGGCTGGCGCTGTGGGAGCGGGCGAAGAGGGTGCTGTCGTGATCTCGGCCCGTGTGATCTCGATCGCGCTGGCCTGCCTGGTGCTGGTCGGCGCGGGCACCGCCGGCGGTGTCTGGCTCGGCGCGCGGCACTATCGTCCGCAGCTCGATGCCGCGCAGGCAGGTCTGGCCGCCTGCCGCTCCGCTCGTGGGAGCTTGGAGGCCGCAGTAGCGGAGCAGGGCAGGCAGGTCGCCGCGCTGCGACTGGCCGGCGAACAGCGCGCCCGGGATGCAGCCCAGGCGGTGGAGCAGGGACGACAGCAGGCCGCCGAGCAGTATGCCGCGGCACAGCGCCTGTTGCGTGAGCGCTCCGCTGGTGATCAGTGTCTGGCAGCCGAAGTGGTCATCGATCAGGAGTTGGGGCTATGAGGGTGGTGCTGATGCTGGTGATGGTTGCGCTGGCGGGATGCGCCGGCCAGGTCGAGCCTGAGCCGCGAACGGTGCGCGTGGAAGTGCCTATTGAGGTGCCGTGTCGTGCACCTGATATAGCAGAGCCGGAGTGGGCCACGGCGGGGCTGCGGAGAGACGACGACCTGCAAGTGAAGGTTCGCGCGTTGCTTGCGGAACGCCGGCAGAGGATCGGATACGAGGAGGAACTCAAGGCCGCCGTGGCGGCGTGCAAATAGAAGGAGCGACCGCAACGGTGCTGTCACATCGTCGCGGTCGCTGAACCTGCAGACCTACCCTGCAAGCCCAGCCCAGGCTCCCGCCTCGTGCACGAAGCGAGCGGAGCCTAACACCTGTTTATCCATACAGTAAAGGCTTGCAATATGACCAGTCCTGTTTTCCCATGGATGGGCGGAAAGCGGCGCCTTGCCGACCGTCTCATCCCTCTTTTCCCGCCCCATGAATGCTATGTCGAGGCCTTCGCCGGTGGTGCGGCGTTGTACTTTCTGCGTCCGGTTCCTGCTCAGACTGAGGTGCTGAACGACTTGAACGGCGATGTTGTATGCCTCTATCGGGTGGTGAAGCATCACCTCGAGGAGTTTGTGCGCCAGTTCAAGTGGGCGATCTCGTCGCGTCAGGTATTCGAGTGGCAGAAGATGACACGACCAGAGACGTTGACCGACATTCAGAGGGCCGCTCGTTTCTTCTACCTGCAGCACCATGCTTTCGGCGGTAAGGTCAGCGGGCAAACGTTCGGCACCGCGACAACAGGCCCGGCCGTCAACCTCCTGCGCATTGAGGAAAACCTGTCAGCTGCATGGCAGCGGCTGGCGGGAACCTATGTTGAGAATCTGCCGTGGCTTGAGTGCGTTGAGCGCTACGATCGCCCGCACACCTTTCATTACATGGACCCGCCGTACTGGCAGACCGAGGGCTACGGCGTGGACTTCCCGTTCGAAGAGTACGAGCGGATGGCCGACTTCATGCGCCGCTGCAAGGGGAAGGTGATGGTCAGCATCAATGACCATCCAGATATCCGCCGAGTGTTCGAAGGCTTCCATATGGAGCGCCTGGATATCCGCTACAGCAACACCAACCAGCGGCAAGGCTCGGCCGAGGTCACTGGCGAGCTGGTGATCATGAACTGGGAGCCTGCCGCCCTCGGTGGTTTGTTCGTCGGGATGTAACCTGTCATGCTGGCCAACTGGCCGGCTTTTTTGTGCGTACACTGAAGGTTTTCCTACAAGGGGCGCGACATGCTGGTCATTCGATTCGGGAGGTGGTCCGTGAAGCTGGATCACCAAGTGGGCAGCGCAGCGCCGTTCGGCATCTGGTCGTTCCACGGCTCTGAGAGCAGCTACGTGCCGGACATGGAGACTATTCTTCGCCATGCCGCTATCCGGCCGGCGGAGCCGAAAGATGGCGGCGAGGTCGAGGTATTCATCTGTGATGCGCGGATGGCGCAGGACGAATGGCGGGCGGTAGGGACCGGCGTTGCGGCCTACGAGGCAGAGCGTTAAAAACAATAAGGCCGGTCAAATGACCGGCCTTTTTCTATTTCTGTTTTCTGGGTTGGCTTGGAACTGGGTCCCTGCTTTTCCTAACATACTCCACTGTTGGAGGAGTCTTGGGGGGAGTTGATGGTTTGGGCGGTGTGTTGTCTTTACTCATATTGTTATCTCCGTTGCAATGAACAGTGCGGCTGTTGTTCCAAGCATCCATGCGCTTATAACTAATTCTTTATAGGCTAGCTCAAGGTTTATGGATTTCTCATCAAGGCTAATTGCTAGCTCCTCAAGAGTGTCTCTGTAACAATTGTAAATGTGCTGCAGCTTTGCGTCTTCGTCTACCGCGGACAGGTACTCAGCTGTACTTCGGCTTTTTGGCATAGTGGGAATGTCACCAACACGCAACGAGAGTAGGGCATGGCCCCAAGCACAGATAATTGAAAACACCCCTAGAAAGAAAGTTATTAGCGCCAACCAAGCGATAGGCCCGCTTGGGTTCAATAGTTTTCCAGAGTTTATCCCGGCTAGTGTAGTTAAAGCGGCTATCAATACAGTGATGAATGAAAGTAATTTTGAGCTTTTGTTTTCAAAGTGGTCAAACCTAGACTTTTCTTCGGCGTAGCGTTCTTTTAGATAATCAATTGTGGTTTTCATTGGCTTAGTTACTTGGTCTAGGACTAAGACTGTTTCGCGATACAGCGCGCTTCCTGATCATTGATATTACCAGCAGATTTATCAATCTGCACACCACTGAAACATATCAGTTGTTGTTCGTTCATATAGGAGCACTTGTTCGGCTCGTTCCGGAGAGGGCTATGGTGGCCAACGCCACGGCCGGAAATCGACGGGTATCTGCTCGACAAGCAGCAGCGTGCCGCCGATGTCGAGTTCGATCACTAGGCCGCGAACGACGCCCGCGCGCTCAAGAGCCTGGCCCAGGCGGAGGTATGTTCTCCCGTCGAGCGGATCCCGGCTGATGTAGCCCAGGCGCTGTCGCTTGGGTGCAGGTCCGTGGTAGATGCCTTCGCTGTTCACTGTCCCGACAACATGGCCGCCGTCGATCACGTCGTAGCAGCAGTCAGCGCAGTAGTGCGTCTCGCGCGTGATGCCGTGCTCGATCGCCCATGAGTACATGCCGAGGGCGTCGGTGACCATATCGTGCCGGTCCTGCAACCCTACGATTCCACATTGATAGAGTTCGTTGGCCTCGCCGACAAGGTAAAGGTACTGCTCATCCGCGGCGTACAGCCAGGCGGCATGCTGACGGATCGCAGCGAGCCATCGTGTGACACGTTCGTGCTGGCGGCGGCGGGGATCGGAGTAGGACAT